AGCAGAGAAAACCGAAGTAGAACCCGGTGAAACAATTATTGACGACAATATCGATAATGATGATCTGGAAGTAGAAACACCTGAACTTGAAGAATGGCAGAAACCAGTTGAGAATGAAGACGATTATCAGGTAGACGGCAAGTTGCACCAAGACATGAAATCAAAGCTGAAAGGCAGGGTTTCAGACCGTGATAAGACCATTGAACGGTTGAGAAATGAACGTGATGAATTAAAAAAGAAACCGCCTGAAACCAAAGTCTTGAAACGGCCTGTATTAGATGATTTTGAAACAGATGAACTGCACCAAGAGGCCATGGCTAAATATGATAATGATCTTTCTCAACAAACGTATGACCGCAACCAGCTTAAAACAAAGCAGGATACGGATATGCAAGCCGCCATTGAAAAACGTGATGCCGAAGTTAGCAAGCATTATGACAGAGCAGGTGAGTTAATTAAAAACAGTAATATAACAGATGTTTTATATAAAAAAGCTGATGTTGTATTAAGAAAAGCAGTCGAAGAACACGCTCCCAAAATGGGTGATATAATTATGGACAATATTATATCTATCCTGGGTAAAGGAAGTGAGAAGGTAATGTATAAACTGGGTGTGAATAAACCTGCCCGGCAGAAATTTCTTGATTTATTAAAGACTGATCCTTCCGGCATGAAAGCGGCTGTGTATCTTGGACAACAAAAGCAAAAAATAACAAACCCAAAAAAACCACAGAGTAACGCTCCTGATCCAGCGGCTGAAATTCATGGTGATGAAAAGCCCACAGTTTTATCAGAAGGTAAATACAAAAAAGCCTATGACAAAGCAAAAGAAGGGCAAGAGTCCTATGATATTAAAAAGAAAGCAAGAGCGGCAGGGGTGGACACCTCAAAGTGGTAGGAGAATAACATGAGTTTATCAACAGGCAAGATAGCCGAAGTAATGTTTGAGAAATGGAAAGAAACGTATGATCATCAAGATAGTATGCTTGTCTTGACAGATTTTCATGCACCCGATGCCGGAGATATGCAAAATTCCAGCAATGTAATTTGGTATCCGGTACAGCAACACAGACCTATCCTTTCAGGATGGGATTTAACAGGAGAGGAAACCGGAGTAATTGAAGAAACATATCCGGCAGTACTTGGAACACCTAATAATGATTTTATCAGACAACGAGCTGATGATTTACGCTCTCAGATATTCTGGGAAAGAGCAGCAGCACAATCAGCAAAACGCCAGGCAACAGAGTTAAATAAAGATATTGCTCAGGCCATTGCGACACAGGGCAGCTTGTTTTATCGCTCAAATGTTTCAAGCGGCTATGATTTTATTGCAGAAGCACAGGCAATCATGAATGAACGTCAACTCGATGAAACAGAGAGATGTTTTATCTTGAATGATAGAGACACACTGACCTTCGCTACTGACTTGGCAGCAAGACAAACCCTTCAGGGTGAACCGGCAAGCGTATGGAGTAAAGGACAGTTGGCGAATAACATTGCCGGTTTTGACAATGTTATGACAGGCTCTTTTTTGCCTAATATTACAGGTGGCGCAGACCCAGCCGTGACAATTACCGGGGCGCAGTCTTTTGTTCCTTCTGGTGGTTCAGTTAATGCAACTACTAAGGTTGTAACAAATGTTGATTACCGTGAGGCTTCTTTGGTTGTAAATGATTCAAGCCTTTTGACAGTAGGCGATAAGTTCACACTTGAGAACTCAGCAACAGCAATTCAGAGCATTGGACTTGCTGATAAACAGGCAAGTGGTCAGGCCATGACATGGACTGTTATTGAATTAACAGACGGGACTCATATCAAGGTATATCCTAAACCGATATCTTTGGTAGATGCCGCAACCAGTGATCTTGAAAAAGCCTATGCAAACATTAATGTTCAGATTGCTAACGCAGCGACATTAACCAGGCTTAATACTGATTCAACAAACAAGACTAATCTTTTCTTTGATAAATCAGCAGTTGAAGTTATCGGGGGAACAATCCCGGCTGAATTATTCAAAGAATATGACGGCATGAAGGTAATCACGGATACACTTGCAAATGGACTACAGCTTTATATGGTCTATGATGGTGATATTGCAACCATGAACTTCCGTTTTAGAATCTTCGTCTGGTATGGAATAACAATAGCAAATCCGAGCAACTGCGGAGTGGCTGTTACTTATTAATAAATCCTTGGAGAGGTGAAAGCCTCTCCCAGAACAAAGGAGACGTAAAATGGGAGACAAAACAAGAAATTTAGAATGGCGGCAGAGATCAAAAGAATATAATGAGTCTGACACTATTACACAGGTGACAGCAGCTACAACCGATACTTGTGTTCTAACTCATTCGATGGTAAAAATTGATTCAGCAGCAGGAGCGGTAACAACATTTACACTTCCAGACGGTGAGCCTGGGCAGATATTGATTCTGCAATCAACAGACGCAGCCGATGTGGATGTTACACCTACAACAGCTTACGGATGGTCAGCAATCGCATTAGATGTAATTGGTGATACAGCAGTATTGTTCTACGCTAATGATACGGCTGGCTGGATTATATTAAGTCTTTACGGTGTCGCTTCAACACCGGCTTATACAGCAGCATAAAATTAATCCTTGGTGGGGGAAACCTCACCTATAGGACAAAGGAGAAATAAAATGGGCGGGAAATGTACTACTTTAAACCAAACAGAAGCAGACCTTGCTTTTATTGATGATATTACAGCTACAGCAACAGAGATTAATAATGGAGTGGATAATTCAGTACAAGCAGCTAAAGTAACACCATCCAGTGTAATCACAGCATCAGCAGCGTCAGTTCAAACGTCAGTTATACAAACTGGCAATATAATTAAAACTGAAATAGCTATTGATTTGACAGGTTTAAAATCTACTGCTACTGGTGGGGATATTATTGGCGATACTGGTGTTAGTTATATAGGGCAAATAACAACAGCTATTAATGGTGTTATTGTTAAAGGTATCGTTAGTTCTGGCGAAGTTCCTACAACGGGTGACGATGATATTGATTTGTATTCAGCTACAGAAGCTACTGGTGCTTACGATGGGGCAATTGGAAGTTTGACAGAAACAGCTCTGATGACAGCCGCTGCTGCTTTTGCTATAGGAACAGATCATCCATTAACAGCACTTCCAGCAGCAAATCAATATTTGTATTTAACTACTGGTGCGACAACCGCAGGCACTTATGATGCGGGTAAACTTTTAATTGAACTTTGGGGAACAGTAGCTTAATTTAACTATAGACAGGATACAGCGGTGATGTATATTCGCCTGCCCTTAACTTAGGAGGTGACAAATGAGTGTAGTTTTATATAAAGCAGGAAACACACATGAAATAGATGGCATAAAATGCGAGATGAAAGTATTTGATGAGTATTTATTCACTTCAGCCTTAGAAATAGGCTGGAACTTAACACCGGAGGCCTGCTATGAAACGGAAGAACAAGAAGAAAGCGAAGAAACAGAAGCAGAAGCCTCGGATGAAGACCAAGAAGAAATATTAAGCCTTGAAGAAAATAAATACTATGGTGATCTTACAACTGATGAAGTCAGAAAAATTGCCAAAGACAAAGGAATTAAACACTGGCACAATAAAAATATTGATAAACTCAGAAAAGAGGTTGATACATGGCAACCAGAATCTTAAAAGGTGACATAGTTAATGACGGGTTTTCACAGTTAAGAATATCAGGGATAACAGTTAATCCAGGCAGTGAAGATAATAAACTTGCGATTGACCGACTTGAGAATCTCATGGCGGAAATGAAAGATCGTGATATTTGTCTTGGCTGGAACACAGAAGATTCACCTGATTTAAACTCCCCATCTGGTATTAAGAGATCACAAAGATTTGCAATTGCCTGTATTTTAGCAACAAGATTAGTAACTGATTTCGGGAAAGGTAAAGAACCCGATCCCATTCTATTCAAAAATGCCGGGGCGCAATCTTCATTTCTTTATTCTTCCACAGCTTCACCAAGACAAATGCAATATCCGAGCCGTCAAGCAATCGGTTCAGGAAATAGACGCACCAGATACACAAGATTTTACAATGAGTCCTCAAGAGTACCCAATGATTGCGAGTCAATCACAATGGTTATCGGTAATATTGATAATTTTGTTGAAAGCTTTGATGCTTGGTTGATTGATCCAGAAGACTTGACAAGTTATACAATTGAATCTGATACAGGATTAACAATTGTTTCTGATGCTATTGATTCAAAAAACAAAAAAATAAACTATCAGGTTTCAGCAGTAGGCAATAACGCTGTAAAATCTGATGGGTTTTTACAGGTTAAGATTGTTGCAACGTCAACAACAGGGCGAATAGAAACCAGACTTATTAATTTTGAACTCATTAATTTAGAGGATGTACCTTCAACATGAAAGTTCCTGTGACTCTCATAAAGGGTGATGGTATAGGGATAGAAACAGATTACAGGGACAATCTCCCAGTTAACTTTTACGCTGTTAAAAAGCAGATATTAGGAGCGCAGGGTTACATGATTTGTTATCCCGGGTTAATTGCCTTTG